ACCAGTTAGCCTATTAATATAATGAACTAATGTTGTGTATGGAATAGTGTAGCCGTTATCAACGTATATATTACTTACTTCTTTTTCCCATTGTGGTTTACTATACGGATACTTATTTGGTCTCATTTGTTATCTCCTAATTTTTGCGTATTTTATGCGTATTTTGCATTGACATCTACATTGTTTATGTGTATAATATAAGTATAGAAAGTGAGGTAAGCAATATGCCAATGACCCCAAAGCAGATGATAAAACTGCTAAAAAAGAATGGGTTCTACGAAGTCAGTCAAAACGGAAGTCACAAAAAATTCCGAGACAATAACGGACATCAAACCATTGTTCCAATGCACAATAAAGACCTCGGAAAAGGTCTTGAAGATACCATTCTAAAGCAGGCGGGTTTAAAATAATCCGCTTGCCAGATGGTGTGCTTATCTCACAGTAATCAAAGGAGGATCATTATGTTAATTTATCCAGCTACATTTACACAAGACACAGACTATATCATGGTTACATTTCCAGATGTACCTGAAGCAATTACTCAAGGTGAAGACTTTCAAGAGGCTTATGAAATGGCTGTCGAAGTCTTAGGCTTTGCGCTTGAAGACTATACTGATTATCCAAAGGCTAGCGCCGTTTCTGATTTAAAAGAACAGTATCCTGATTCCGACATTGCTTTAATTGGCATCGATATGGTTGCCTATATGAAAAAATATCACTCCAAAAAAGTCCGCAAAAACGTGACTATCCCTGAATGGTTAAACGACGCAGCAGAAGATAAAAACCTCAACTTTTCTCAAGTTCTTACTGAAGCGCTTGAATTAAAATTACAAGCATAAGAGCCACTGTTGTGGTTCTTTTTTACATAATAAAAAACCACGTCGTGGACCTATCGAAACATTGTAATTTCAACGTTTGTAACTAATAAGTAACCATGTCGTGGACCATAACAAAAAAGTCACCACAATGTGATGACCTATTTATTTTTGAAATTATTATAAGTTTCAACTAACAAAATTAATGTTCTTAGCACAAAGAACGAACTTAGGAACATCATTACTGTTGAGCTCAACCAACTTGAAACTACTAAAATTGAAATTAAATCAGTATCAGTCTTACTAAAGAATAGAGAAATGAAAGATAATAAAGAACTAATGAAAGATAAAAAAGTAGCAACTAATAGGCGGTCCATTATTTTTATCTCTGTCCCTAAATCTTCCATCATCACTACTAATTTATTAGAACCGGAAGTTGGTATCAATGAAAAACTAGCAAAGAATATTGCGGTTACAATTGCTGAAAATGATAGAGATGCCGACATTATATCAGTAAAATTTTTTAAACTTTTTGGAGAAATTTTAAAATAAAAACTAAATATAAAAACTATTACACCAAATAGTATAATCGGCCAGTTTCTTTTAAACCTTCCTTTTTTCATCGCATACCTCAATATAAGTTATAAAGTTATAGTAAACATTCTTTTTAAATGACTAAAATGAAAGCTATACGCGGTATTCAGAAATGCATAAACAGCCTCATCGTCTAAAGTATTTTCATAAAAAATAGTTCCCTTATATTCCAATTTATTTTTTATTAAGTCTATTAATTCCGGATGACCATCGGTAAGCCCTTCAACTTTAGCATTTTTTACATTAACTGAGTCATTAACTAACATATCTGAAAATTTATCAAATATATTTTTTTTAGAAAGATGGTTTGACTTTATAACAACCTGCATTGACTCTCCTAGCATAGAATTTGCAAACTTTAAATCGGCATTTTCACTTTGAGTATCATCTCGAAACTCCTTAAAGTTTGTTGGGCTTGCAACAGTATAACTAATTGAATTTACAACATCAAGCTTACCAACCCTTTTGAAAGCATCACTGTTTAATATAATATCAAACTTCAATCCTCTAACTCCAATTATTTGACAAAAAAACCTTCTTAAGTCGTAATTATTAATTGTACCTCTTTGATTATAAACAACTAAAATTTGTCTAAATGGGTCAAATAATAATCTTGTATCAACCACAAGGCCCTCATTATCCCCATGTTCAATTTCCCTTTTTCTTACATCAATATTTTTTTCAAGATTCGCAAGAATAATTGGAGATTCTGTATCCACCCGTGAAATGGTAACTAACCAATAAAATAGATTCGTTCCATTTAATTCTTCTTCACTTGTTACCTTCTGCATTGCATTTATATAATACATAAGATCATTTATCTCTAATGTTGGAATGTTACTATATTGTTTTTTTCTAAAATTATCAAACATTTCCTCCATCTTTTCGATAAACAATTTTAAATTAGATTCTTTAGAAGAACTTAATTTAAAGAAACTTGCTTTTGCGGGTTTGTTTTCCATATTTAATCTCCATATTTTTTATCACTTCAATAATACAACGAAAAAAGCCCTTACACAATAGGTATAATAGGCTTTTTTAATAAAAATATGGAGTTTGCATTAAATGCAACAGGAACAGTCGGAATCGAACCGACACATCTTCTTCTGGCTCTTCGCAAAGAGTTTTCGGACTTAGCTAACGTCCCGAAGCAAGGCGCTACCTCCACCGTTTTCCAATCACGGTTCATGTTCCAATTTTGTAGCATTTAGTACGACTTAGCTCCCGAAGGACACTAAGGCTATTATTTATCCGTACATAGCTACAAACAGACCTTGCACGAATCGAACGTGCATAAACGACCACTAGGTCTACTAACCACAAGCAAGGTTGCGACCCTTGTTTTACTTGTGGTTAATCAAATGAGTCAATCTGTTGTGAATACGTACACGTAGACTATACAGCCGATCTATGTATCTTTTTTACCAATCGTCATTGGTAGGAATATGACTATCAACCAAGTAAAAACCAGTATATCAGTGCGTGACTGCCTTTCGGGATACTGGGTCGCGCCTCTTCTGGGCGCTGATTGAGACGGCAGGAATCGAACCTGCATACCCAGTTGTCGTCTCAACTCGCTGTACCGCCATCAGGCTACAAAATAACAAGTTTGATTGTAGTTAAAGTTGGCGACTAAATAAATAGCCAATTGGTTAAAAGGTTATCTCTTCTTGTTATTTTGATAATACTATAATAACATGAATAATTATATATAAAGTACATAATTATTCCATATTAATTCCAGCTTTTTTCCAATTTCTCGACAAGCAACATTCCCTCTTTATATAGCTCTGAGAACGACAATAAAGCATTATCTAGCATGTTGTAATACTGGCTTTTTTCATAACCAAGTTTTGTATAAATATCACAATCAGTCTTTGGATATGTGAGCAAATACTTGTCAATCAGTATCAATCTATACTCTGGATCAAATATCCCGTTGACTGCTCTCTCAATCGCATCCAGCTCTTGTTCTGCTGACACACGGTTTAGTGCTAGTCTCTCAACTGGTTTGCTAGGAACTCCATGCGGTTGTCTTGGCTCAAATGAGTAAGTAGCTGTAACTTTTTGAGTATCTACGTCATTAGCTATCCTTCGCCAGCGTGGATACTCTCTCAATTTACGCTTGGCATTGGATTTTGTTTTTTGGATATCAATCTCAGGAAAAAACGTCATGAAAGCCCCCAATATGGTATAATTTATTTAAGCTTAAATTTAACCAAGGGGGCGTTCCGTGTGGACGTCTTTTTGTTTTGTGGAGAAAAGCCCTCTCTTTCTTTTTTTATTTTTGACACAGGCGTACGATGTCAGTATTAGCGCCTTGAATAATAACAAATGACCGATAATCTGCGTTAGATTTGTTTTGGTGTAAGGAGGTTCTCGTTTCTATTTTTTAATTTCGGTCAATACCAACCGCACGAGTCGAACGTGCGTGATACCGTTATTGGTTATATCCATTCAATTAGTGGATTTTCAATGTGTTCTATCCCATCACCAATCCACTCTTTGACATTAAATTCTCGCTCAATATCTTGAGTCCTTGGCATAACGTTAATATCACTAAAACTCAGCATGTCGTCTTTTGTATTTTGCAAAAAATAAATATTTTTAACTTGTCTTGTTAAAGAGTCACCATGCACCACCATACCATTTATCCCTCTTATAGACATATTAAATAGTAAAAACGGTACTGCTTTGTCCGATAACTCTTCTACGTGATACCAGTATTTACTCGGACGATAAGTAAATGGACTGTCATTTAATCGTTGTTCTTGCCATGCTTGGATAAGTATCCCACCCGTCCCGACTGCTACCTCGTAGTATTGATTACCACTTATTATTTTAGATAATAGTGTACTAACCGATTTAGGCGTAAAGTCTTGCTTTTTATTTTTGCGGTCAGCTTGTTCTTCCTCAAAATATTGCATAAACCAGTCGTAAGATACATCTGTTTCATATTTCAAAAACTGTCTGAATAAGTCCTCGCGCTTTTCCTTGTCTAAAATTATTTTTATCAACGTGTCAGGCGCTTTGTAGACTTCTTTTACTCCCAGCAGTTTGTGTATTTGATTTGTAGTTAGCATTAGTCCTCCAATTCAGATTCTATTAGATCACCAGGATTCTTAACAGTAACCCAGAAACCATATCCATAATATCCATTACCAACACCGTCATATCCGTAAATCTCAATAACAGAATTGTCTGTCATGTAGACAAAAATTTTGAATTCATCATCCCATTCACTATATTTTTCTGTGTATTCAACGCCCATTACAGCTGATTCCAAGTTTGGGTTTTCTGTCGTGATGTTTAATTCTGACCACCCATTTCCACAGCCTCCACAACCCTCGTTTAATTCAATTTTTATTACTGTCCCATCGGCAAGTACAATCTTTTCGTCGTCTATTGATTTAAGTCGTTTCCCTACTAATTTTTCTTCTAATAGTTCAGCTAGATCATAACCTAAAAAATTTTCGTTTTTCATTTCGTCAACTCCTCAATAAATAATAGAGTCATTTATTTTTAAAAAATCATCTCTGCTATTTGTTACTGCCATTTCCTCATCCCCCATTTTCGTTAACTCAATCCTCTAAATTTTCTTCTCGACAAATTCGCACTGCAAACTTATATTTTTTGTCTGGCGATGGTAGTAACACCTGTGCTCCAAATTGATCTGGTTCATTATGTAAGTCGTTGATAATTTCCATAATCTGATTGCCAACTAAAAGTGGCGCCATAAATTCTGGAATTTTTAGTTCGTCAAGTAATTCCTTAACTTTATCTAGTTTTTCAAAGTTTTGTTTGTTCATTTTTCATCTCCCGTTCCCTGTCAGTTCAGCAAACTTTACAAATGTCATCCAGTGAGTTGTCCCGCGTTGTTGACCAAAAAGCGGTTTAAATGGAATTGCTGATAAAACTTCTCTTACATTAACCTGGCAATCAGACCATTTAAAAACTAAAGTTCCTCCTACTTTTAGAACTCTCATACACTCTTCGAAACCTTTTGAAATATCTTCTTTCCAGTTTTCTTTATCAAGTTGGCCATACTGAGCTTTCATAATTGAGTTTTGTCCAACATATTTTAAGTGTGGTGGATCGAAGACAACAAGGTTAAAGCTATTACTTTCAAAAGGCATATCACGAAAATCACCAATTATATCAGGGTTGACATTGATTTTTTTGCCGTGCATCTCAAATTTTTCTTGTCTGACGTCCATAAAAGTTGTGTGAGGTTCGTTTTTATCAAACCAAAATAGGCGACTTCCACAACAAGCATCTAAAATCTTGATGTCTGTCATTCTCTATCCTCCATTACCTGTCATTTCCGCAATCCGCTTTGTCTGTCTCTGATTTTGCTCACTCGCACGTTTAAGCTGCTTTTGTGTCCTGCTTAGCTGTGTACGTAGTCCGTATATTTGCGGCTCGTAATATTGTCGTGCATCACGATAGCTAAAATACGACACGGTCACCATCATCCCAAATATTGCGATTGCAAGAAACAATAGTGCTTTCCAATCGCTTTTTAGGACATTCATTATTTTATTAAAGTTATCACGTAAATTTTGCAACGCTTCATCTATCGTCATTCTTCCACGCTTTCTATTAAATCTTGGTTTTCGTGTATGTTACCGATAACTTCGCAGTCCTCGTTTCTTAACCACAAATCTGATCCGCGTCGTCTATTGTCAATGCGCCAAGAACCACCTCTGAATTGATTCACTTTAAAAAAGTCTAAATCACTAGTAATTGTATATTGTAATTTCACGACGTCTCCCTCAAAAATCTCAACACCGTTTTTATCAAATAGCCCTGTGGATTGCATGAGAATATAATCATCAAGGTTATCCTCGACAAAATGAAACGTCTCTAAGCGACCAGAGCGAAACTCATCATCTGCTAAGCTGCATCTGTATATTTTGCGTTCACTTGATTTAAAGCCATCAACACCATACATTTTTTGGATCTTTTGGTTAAACGCTCTAAATTTCGGTATCATTCCACTTCCTCCAACTTTTCGATTAACCAATCAAGGTTCTGCCTTGCTTTTTTGAGGTCTTCAATGCCATTTTTAGCATGATATCGTAGTAAATACTTAACAGCATTGCCCCAGTAAAAACCTTCCTCGTGCTCTGGACAAGCTGAAAAGTTTTTAACCACATCGATTGCTTCCATGCCATGCCTGCCTTGATAGTGTGATGGTTTTTTAATGTTATCTGTCGTATCCTGACAAGCAGCTTCAAGCTCCTCAATTTTTTTAAACGTATCTTCCGTCAGCATCTCTCCACCTCCCTCAAATAATTTACTATCGTTTTACACACGCTCTCATTTGGCAATATTCTGCGTTCTAAGAGCGCTTTTAATTGCCAAGTATAAATACCTATCCTATCTGCTAAAACGTCATCAGACGTCTTTATTTTGCATCTGTGAGCTATTAACAACTCTGATATATCATAAGGCAACAGATTATCGTAAGATCTAGGTGTATATTTAATATCGTTATGCCACTGTCTGTGTCTTTTCATAGACCCATTCTCCGAGCTCTTTCTAGTGCGTCCATGCGTTTGATTTTTTTAACGAGCTTAACGTCACCGTAGTTTTTAAACATCCACTTTTCGTAAATCTTGTCATCCTCATCTGTCTTTTTTTGTTTAAGACGATAAGACTGCTTGATTAACATTATCATTTCCTCTGTCGTGTAGATTCGTTGGAACCACTCCAATACATCAGGCGGCGGCAATCTATTAAGATTTTTATAGTATTTGACAGATCTATAGACTCTGTCAGCTTCTTCTTTGTCTGCGATGGTAATGTTATCGTCTAAAAACGCTTTGATTGACGGCTCCATTTGTTTGTAAAAATCACCTACTAGTGTCATTGACTATTTTTAAGGCATCTTCCACTGACCGAGCCACTCCTACAAGCGCTCCTCTAGATGCCATGACCTCCATAAATTTTTTCTGTTCTGGTCTTATCCGACCTGTTTCATTTTTAACTTCGATAAAAAATATTTGTCCGTTTGGTTTAAATCCAAACAAATCACAAAATCCTTTTGGTAAACCTGTATCAAAAAATCTACCGTCTGCCGTCTTTACTTTTCCGACATTTGCACGGAACACCATGTGGCCTGCTCGTGATAAACCGACACGGATTTGGTTTTGGATTAATGATTCTGTTGTCATACCATCACATACCTTTTTGTATCGATAATTTTCCTTAGCGATTTACACTAAAAGCAAATACCCAATTCAATTCATTTTTGTCTTTAGGTTTAAAACCAGCAAGCAACATAGCTCCTTTGAATTGACCGTTTGTAACATAAAAACCATTTTTACGGTATTCAAATTTATGCTTTAATCCATAAGAGGTATGCCCATTTTTATAAGTTTTGGTTTTTTCTAACTGCTTACACCAGTGCAGTAATTTTTTTTGTTTGTCTTTACTTAGTTCTAAAAAGCCTTTAGGATGATCACTGCGATAAAAATGCTCTTTAGCTTCTTTGTTAGTGATGTTTCCAATTAACCAGTCGTGATAGTAAATCGATTCAGAAGGAATCGGAAGGTCTTCGTAATCTTTTAAAATATCGTACATATTTTCTCCTTTTTTTATTTTGTTCCCACCAATGTTCCAACAGGGTGGAACACACCAATTCCTTGCGGCTCAAGGGATTAGACCATTTCTGTTCCATGTTCCGCCATTTTTTGCTTTTCTCTATATATATTTATATTATTTATTTTTTTATTAATATTAGGAAAAAGATGGAACATGGAACAGAAGTATATTAAACCCAGTAATACCAAAAGGTTTCGCTGTTCCATGTCATGGAACAAAGGTGGAACATTTATATAATTTTCACATAAGATTGCATACTTCCATTAGCGTCTTTTTCATCATTCCAAGGAAAGTGGCCATATTCTGTTGGTATTTCGTCAGACGGGAAGAATTTTCCTGCGACTCTAGATTTTTTCTTAACCCAGCCATCAGGGATATTGGTTGACAATTCATTTTCAAAAGTTGATTGCTTAAGCGGTGTGTGCCCATTGTCTTTGCACCACTCTTTATACAACCACCATAAGAATCTAGTAGGGAGCACGGTAGAAGTGAAACGCTCAAACCAATCATCTATAAAGGCAAGTATCGTGTTGTTGTCTCGCTTAAAAGCATGCATCCTTTCTTGTGTCGCTTTCGGCTCACTAAACCTATCAAAATCTAAATTGATAGCTTTCCAAAGGACGTATTCAAGCACTTCTTTACGATTAATGTAATCATCTTTAATGGCCCAGTTATCTTCCGTTGATGAGAATGTCTTTTTAAACGGGATAATGATAATACGGCGATAAGTACCATTTGATTTATTTTTAAATGATGGCATCCCGTTTGTTGATTGTATGACGGTTTTTTTGAATATCGCCATGTAAGGGTTCTCACCTTTTTTCTCGATACTGACTGGCTCGCCAGTAACGACGGAATTAAAGTTGCTACTTTCGTCTACATAGATACCAGCTTGAACATCATCTCCGATAATTACCGTTTTCCCCTCAATAATCGCAAGACCGAAGCGTTCTGAAAATTGATTTAATTTCAGAGGAGCGACATTTTTAAAACCAACCAGATTACTGATCATCTGCTGAAACGTCCCTTTACCGTCATTACCATCTCCCACGAACCAAATGGACTTACGATAAGAATAATTACCATTTAACGATGCTGCCACGACTTGCCATAATAACTGGACGAGGTCTTTATCTCCGCTCATTAAATCTAGTAACCACGACTCAACGTCCCAACCATCAATGGTTGGGAGAGGAGCGTTCGGAATAAGTTCTGTTTCAATAGTGCTAAAATTGATAAATCGGTGATCAAAAGGTAAAAGTGCCTTATTTTTTTTGTCATAAATGCCATTTTTAACTAACACATACCGTCTTACGTCTTGGTATTCTGGTTCGAAGTCCATTGCCCCATATTTCCTGTCCATACTTGCTAACATAAACAAAACGTTGCGACATTTCGTCTCATTAAACGTAGGTTGTAAAATATGGATTAATTTATAAGCAAATTTATAGTCCTTGATGTAATATCCTTGGTCTGGATCATAGATAGCCACTTTCCCGTTTTCTAAGGTAATAACATGCAGGAATTTATTAATTCCGATGGCGACCGCTAGTTCTGATAGATTTTTAACATCTTTACCAGCTTCTTCTAACCACTCTCTTCGGTATGCTACCAGCTTGGATTTAATAGCAGACCATGTTTTAGGTTTACCTGGTTCAATGCCAGGTTCCTCATTTAATTTTTCTCTGTAAAATTCAAAATCCACTTCTCCTCCTCAACTCCTTATCACACATGCTTTTAAACGTTCTTTCAAACTCCTTATCACTTAAAGGGTCCGCAGTTTTATGGTTAGCCATTTTAGCTAATGTGTAAGCTATTTCAACATCTACATTTCTAAGCAATAGACCTCCTACAAATTCAGCTAAAGCATTATTACGGCCGCCTGTATCACCAAAACCAAGGACAATCGTCTCAAATAATTTAGCTGTTTTATTGCTACCTTGGTAATATCCAGATGTAAAACTACTGGCATCATATTCATAGGCAGGTTTTAATTCTCGCAATACATTTATCAACTCAAGAGGCGCTTCGGTCATTTCGCCAGAGGTTGGCGAATGCACCATATCCCACTCATACATGCCTTTGGCATTATTTGATGGTGGTACCAGCACATAATTGTTAACATGAGCCTTCAAATCAACGCCATCAATAAAACCGATATTTTGCGCCATGGAAACACCTTTTGGTTTTTTTAGATAGATATGCCGTCCTCCACTAGGCGTGGTTGCTTGCAAGGTTTTTGGTATCAACCTTGCATGCTCCCATTCTCTTAGATTTTTCAGACCGTCAACACCGTTATGGGCATCAATATCTATGACAAAAAATGTATCTGTTTTTAAGGCGATATTTGCATCAGGATTATCTTTCCACATAAGACGTAGCTCATGCTCTGTAAAAGCTGGTTTATCCGCAAAAGCGACTAATGGTTTTTTGCCATCTTTTGAAATTGGTATGACTGAAAATCCCTTTTGTTGATAATAGATTGCGTAATCTATCATCCCCCTCATAATTAGAACGGTAGATCGTCTTCTTTAAATTCTTCTACAGGGTTAACCATCGTAGGAATGTCGGATTTCTCAATACGTTTCACGTTTAAATTATTGTAAGTATTACCGTTATACTCTGATGTTTCGTTTTTAACGGTAATTTTAAGGCATTTATTGAGCAATTGATTTAAGTAGTCATCCAAAGACTTAAACTTAGTTCCGTCTGGAATCCCAGCTTGTTTTGCAAGGTTCATGATTGCCCCGACTGGATATTTACCATCTTCTTTTTTGGCAAAGATACGATGAAAAATAATGTTATTTTGAAATTCTTGCTGGAAGTCTTTGCGAATTCTGAAATGGATGTTAATAAAGTCTGCGCCGTTTTTAGTTGCATCTTGGACGGCTTTTTCAACAAAAGTTTCGTAAGTTCCATCAGTAATTGAAGCGAATTCTTTAGCTTGTGAGTAGTCGATTTCAAACATATTGTGTTTCTCCTTTTAATATAAAATTCCTAATTTTTTAGCAATGTGATACTGCCATCCTGGCTTGTATCCATGTTGTTTTCGATATTCGGTTAGTTCATCCATCGTCCGACAAAGATCTGGTGATTGATAGGTACTAACTCTATTTTTTAGTTTTAGTTGTTTTTGTTCAGATATTTCTTGTAATTCAGCTTCTTTGATTTCTTCAATTTCACGTTTTGTTAACTCGTTTTCATGCCCACATTCCGGACAGATACGAGTATCGGACCAATACGTGGCATAACAGTCATCACATACCCTTGTGGTAGGTTCACCAATCTTAGTGGATTGCTTTTGTTTAGTCTTTCCATCTAAACGCCATTCCCTATCCATGTTAGGTAAGCCAAAACGCTCTACATTGCCAACGTGATCAATAATAATAGCTATCTTTCCATCTCTTGGATTCAACGGTCTCATAGCAAATTGCAAGTATAGCGATAGCGATTGAGTTGGTCTCAACATAATGCAAACATCAACATTAGGCAGGTCTATCCCTTCCGTAAACAATTCGCAGTTAACGAGTATTCTCAACTTTCCGTCTCTGAATGCTTGCATAGCTTCTTCTCGTTCGCTTTTAGACGTTTTACCGCTGACTGATTGCGATTGATACCCTGCTTGATTAAACGTTTCAGAGACTAAATGAGAGGCTTCTACGCTGTGCGTATAAACGATAGCTTGCTTTCCTTTTGCTAGCTTTTCATAGTGTTTAATAACGTCACCATAGATAACCGATTTCATGGATTGATTAACAGAATCCTTAGTAAACTCTCCACCTCTTTTTTTGAGGGCAGAATTATCAATCATGGACGGAGCATAGTATTTAAAGTTAGCTATATTACCGTGTTCTTGCAGCCATTTGACAGATTTCCCAGCTACCAAATCATCCGCAATGTCATCAAATCCATCTCCATTTAACCTAACTGGTGTCCCAGTAAACATCAATACATAAGCGTTTTTGAAATGGTCGATGATTTTTAAGTAAGACTTGGCTTTACTGTGGTGAGCCTCGTCAATCAAGATCACCTCTGGTTGAGAGAGACTGTCTAGTTTTCTGACTAACGACTGCACACCACCGATAGTTAACAGATTTGAGTTAACTCCATTTGCTGCAAATGTTCTCTCTACCTGTTCATTGATTTCTTTTCTGTGGCTAAAAAACAATACTCTGTTTCCTTTATCCGTAGCGCTTCTTGCGATATGGGCCATAACGACTGTCTTTCCACTTCTAGGGAGGCGACTGGACGATTATTCGTTTATTTCCAGTCGCTAATGACCTCCTGATGGCTGTTAGTAATTCTTCTTGATAATCACGTAGTTTCAAATAATTCCTCCACTTTACACCCTTTGCGATCATCTAAACGATTTTTAGCATAAACACTAGCTGATGGCTGTAAAATAAAACCTCTCACTTCTTCCCCATCGTCTGTAGTTTTTTTGACCAATCTAGCCACAACATCTGTAAGTCCAAGGAAGTTGTTTAATATTTTTGTCCTGATATCTGGCATTGCTCTGTTATAAATCATTCCGTTTTCGTCAGTCCATTGATCAGAGGTTTCCCAAGCTAAAAATACAATGCGTTTATTTAATTGCAATAGCGCTCGCAGACTATCTAAAATAGTAAAGTCAACTCGTTGATAATCAGCTTGACTTGGCACACGATGATTTTTACCCTCGCGCCCAAGGTTCGCTAGGCAAGCCCTAAATAACTCGGAGACATTATCTATAACGATGTTGTCATAATCATTCGCTGCTCCATTTAGTAACTCTTTTACTGTGTCTAACCACTCTCCCCAAATTTTATGCGTATCTATATCCGCAATATCAATATTTTCGTTCCCTCTAAGGACTTTTGCCGACTTATCAATATTGATTACAATAGTTTTTCCGGGCAAATATTTTGCAGTTGATGTTTTTCCAAACCCTGGATTACCATAGATTAAATAACAACTATCATTATTTTTTATTTCTGTTGCTTTAGTGATTTTCATCTATTTTACCTGTAAACTTTCAGTTTCAATTAACTCAACTCCAGCAATTTCTTGACCAGTTTTAAGTAATTTAGCTAATTCTTTTTTATCTGGCTTCCGCTCAATTTTTTCGGTCATATATTCGAGAGGAATATTTGTTTCGTCCAGCACCTCAACTTTTTTGTTTTTTCGTAGCGACACTTTAAACATTCCAGCATCTACTTTTTTCTTATTAGACAAAGCCATTGCTAAATGTATCGTCTCTTTGTATTTATCAATTTTAGCTTGCGCTTGTTTTTGCTTTTCGTAAAAAGCTTCTTTTTCAGCTTTATACATTTCTTCGTCAGCTTGAGCATTTTTTAACATTTTGACAAAATATTCAATGTTGTTTTCTAAATCCGCCTGAAAATCAATACTGTCCAGCGTGTCCTGAAATGTTTCTTCGTCTAAATCCATTGACTGTAATTGTGCGTAAATGCCTTCTAATTCGTATAAATAAGCCATATTATTTCCTCTTTCTACGTTTTAACTGCCACTTTTCGGCTTTCGGTCTATCGTTTTCTCTTGTCAGAGCTATGACTTTATTTTGTAGCTTGTCGATCTCTTGCCCTAGCAGAGCTTGGACCCTCAAAATAACGATTCTCCCAATCTTCGCTAAATCCGCTTATATAGAGCCTCGACTGCAGTATGTATATCTGTCTGACCTGCGCCAAGATATGTTATCTCCCTTCTTCAAAAATAGCTTTCGCATTTCTTATCTTTTAACGTCTCAATAATTCCATCTAAAACATCTGATCGGTTTTTAAGCTCATTGTACTCTTTGACAGATATTGTGATAAAATCTTTGTTATCTTTTGTAGTATCGCTATATCCGAGCATGTAAGCGACTGATACATCAAAATAATCTGCTAGTAATTGCGCTTGATCAAGCGCTATTTTGTGTTCATTTTCCCAACGTTGGATCGTTCTATAATGCACGTATATTTCTTCTGCAAGATCTTGCTGAGTCAAGCCTTTTTCTTTGCGCAACTCTTTTATTCTGTTCATGTTATCCGTCTCCTACTAAATTTGTTTAGCAGGTAAACCATGCAACTGGTTAAATCTACGTGCATTAGCTTCCCAGCCGTTGTTTTCAATCGTCCATTTTGATTTTTCTTCTTGTTTTTTTGGTTTTGC